TCAAACAATACAGTCTTTTATGTTTTTAATCCTTTTAACAGTTCAAGTTACACATTTACACTAAGTCAATCAGCAAGTTTTGATGGTTCTGAAGATAATATAAATGGTAAAGGTATTGGAGTATTGCACCAAACAAACAGTATCACAGGTTTTCAGATATATGATAGTGATAGTGCTAGACCATTTGAAAGTGGCTCAAAAATTATTACTTATGGATTGAGAGTTGATAGCTAATGGCATTAGTACAAGTAGCAACAAATACAGTAACAAGTGCAGTAGCTAGTGTGACCTTAACAGGCATAGATAGTGATGATGTTTATATGTTGGCTATGAATAATGCACAAACAGTTAGTGATACAGCTTTTTTTGGAAGATTTACAGAAAGTGGAACACCAAATAGTGGTACAAGTTATGATTGGGCTTATAAGTATATGAAAGCTGATACATCTTTTGCTAATTACAATAATTCAAATCAAAATTATATACCTTTAACAACAACTAATGAAAGTTCTTTAGGTAATGCCAATGGAGTATTTTACATATATAATGCCAATAATAGTGGGGAGTACACATTTTTAACAGGAGAAGAAACACACATACAAGGTGGTACAACAACAACAAGAGGTATTCAAGGTGGTGCAACATTTAAACAGACTTCAAGTGTGAATGGAATATATATATTTGCAAATTCAGGCAACATAGCAAGTGGTACTTTTACATTGTACAGGGTGGTTTAAATGGCTGATGATTTAAATTATGGTTACAAGGGTGCAGATGTACCACAGAGCTTTGGTAATAATAAAGGTGTGTTTGATCCTGCTGATATAAACAACTTAGTTAAAGATGACAAGTGGACACAGTATGGACAATTAGAATTAATACAAACACAAACAATTTCTAGTGGAGTTTCAATAGTACACTTCACAGATATAAAAGAAGATATATATAATGTGCATTTTTTAACTTATAATAATATAACTTTTGCACCTAGTGGAACTACTTATATTGGCTATCAACTTACTGAAGGTGGTACTTTAGAAACAGGAAATGTTTATCAATATGCTTATCAATTTAACTCAGTTACAGGTGGTGCAGGAGAAGTAAAAAGCACAGGAGATAATAATATGAATATAGGTATTGGAACTTCTTATTCAATGGTTTTTGGTGGATATAGTTATTTATATAATTTAGGAGATAGCAGTAAATATTCTTTTGGTACAGGAATGACAAATGTTGCACAAACTGGTGGAACTTCTTTTACTTCTTTTTATTCATCTGTATTACCACAAACTAGTCAAGTTACACAAATAAGATTTATGAATGATTTAAGTGAAAATTTTACAGCAGGAAGCATATCTCTATATGGCATAAAGGAATATTCATAATGGCTACTAATTTAGAATTTATAAAAAACTTAACACCAACAGGTAGTAGTTCATCATTATCTGTAACAGATGTTTTTTCAGCACAGTATGATGTTTATGCAGTAACTTATCATCTTACAACTGATAGTGGTAGCCCAAAAGATACACATTTAAGATTTATTAATTCAAGTGATACAATAGTTACTAATTCAAATTATGATTATGCTTACTTAAATATGTTAGTAGCTAGTTCCTTTACTGAAAACAGAGCTACAGGACAAGATAAAATTACTGCTATGTTAGCACCAACAGACTATCCACCAGAGGGTAATGTAGGAATTTTTTATGTTTACAATCCTTTTTCATCATCAAGCTATACATTTGTAACTTCACAATCTGCAAATAGTCATAATGGAACTAAATCAGGTTGGAAAGGAATTGCAGTATTAAAAGAAACAACAAGCATTACAGGTTTAAATATGTTTTTAACAAGCACTAATCCAACTAATGAAAGTTATATAAATGTATATGGAGTTAAATAATGGCAGGTAGCATAATAAAAATAGATGAAGAAATAGTTTCAGGTGCAGTAGCAAGTGTTACTTTAACAGGTATTGATAGCACTTATGATGTTTATCAATTAATAATTAGTGGATTAGAAGTTGATACAGATTCTTCAACAGTACAAATAAGAGTTACTAAAAGTGGTACTGCACAAACAGATAGTGAATATGATGAAGCTGCAAAACAATTAAAAGCATACAATACTTTTGCAAATAATTCAGATACCAATGCAACAGAGTGGAGTTTCAATGCTATAGGAACTACAAGTGGCTCAGCTTTTAATTTAACTGCATACTTGTTTAATTTTGCTAATGCAAGTGAATATAGTTTTGCTACTTTTGAGGCAACTACTGCTGATACAACAGTAGATTTTAGAGGTAAGCAAGGTGGTGGAGTTCATACAGTTGCAAGTGCAAGTGATGGAATAAATGTATTTTTAAGCAGCAGGTGGAAACATAGATAGTGGAGAATTTAAACTTTACGGACTTAAGAAATAAAAGTATGTTAAGATAGGAGAGATATGGCAACATTAGAAGAACTAACAACAGAGGCAACAGCAGAGATAGAAGCTGCTAAGCCAATGTATGCACAAGTTAATAACGAGCGTAGAGAATTTACAGCTGCTGAATATGACCAAGCTATTACAGACTTGGCTAACAGTAAGTGGGATACACAACAGTTCGGTTATGTACAAGCTAGGGTAGAGGCTTATGGTAGCATTGGCGATCAATTAGATATGCAGTATGCAGATTTATTAAATGGCACAACTACCTGGGCTGACCACATTGCACAAGTTAAATCTGATAACCCTAAACCTTCTTAATAAATAAACCTATGATAAAATTCATAGTATGGATTATTTAATTGGTTTTCTTTTAGGTTATTTTTTAAAAGAAACTCTCGGATTTATTAAAAGAATAAGTGAGTATGATTTAAATAATCGTATGTCCTATAAAGATGAATGGGATTTTCTTACACAGGATGACCTTCCATAATGACAACTTCCAATGGCTTTACACAGAAAGAACTGAACCAAATGATATTTGATAAGTTAGATGACATAGATAAAAAGCTAGATGAGAAGTTAGATAAATCAGAATTTTATAAAGTATTAGGATTGGTTGCCACAGTTATTTTAATTGTTGGTAGCTTAAGTATGTAGGAATATATGAAAGCAAAGATAAATCTTAACCAGGTATTACAAGGTGGTTTAGCTGCACTTGTAGGTTGGTTATTTAAAACAGTCAACGATTTACAACAACAAGTTACAGCGTTACAAGTAGAAATAATAAATTCAAATAGCAAACTTAATGATGTATTAAACATCATACAAGGTATTGATTCAGAGATTACAGAGATAATCTGGAAGATAGGAGGATAGTATGGACTGTTGTGGTAATGGTTGTTGTGGTGGTAAGTAATGTTTAAAAAACTAAAAGATAATCTAGGTTTAGTTGTTACAGGCATAGCTCTTATGTCCTCTGTTGGTGCAGGTATTCAATCTCTTAACGCTGTACTTGTAACTCTTACAGGAATTGATGACAGGATGAATACTATTGAGTATGAGTTTGTAATTCTTAAAGATAGCACTTATGTACAGAATGATATAGCTGTACTGTATGAGAAGATACAATCATTAGAGATGGCTGCACAGAATGTAGGTAGGTTTAATGAAGAGATGGCTACCTTACAAGCTAACTTATATAACTTAGAGCAACAGGTTAGAGATGGTGGGTTTGATCTAGATAGATATTACTTACTAGAAAAGTGGGAGTATCAAGACCTTAATGATTCGTTGACTAGGGTAGAAACACAAGTACAAACTGTTAACAATAGTATGTGGGAACTTAACGATTTAAAAACTAGACTGGCATACCTTGAAGCTAATAACCATAGCCACTAAGATAAAGGTATGAAATTACAAGTAGTTAGGACACAGTTTGGTAAGGATGCAACTAATGGGATGCTGTTTATTGATGGTAAGTTTGAGTGTTATACTTTAGAGGACCAGTATCAAGCAGTCAAAGTAATGCACGAAACCTGCATACCAGAAGGAACATACAAACTTAAACTAAGAACAGTTGGTGGATTCAATACTCGTTACACCAAGAAATATCCTACCTTTCATAGAGGTATGTTGTGGCTACAAGATGTACCAGGCTTTGAATATATACTGATCCATCAAGGTAACACAGATGAACACACATCTGGTTGCCTTATCGTAGGAGATACACAACAAGACTTAGATGTAAACTTTAATGGTATGGTTGGCAGTAGTGCTAATGCTTACAAGAAACTCTATCCTAAAGTATCTGGTGCAATACTTAAAGGTGATGATGTCACCATAGAATATACAAAGATAAACCTTGATGGTGGAGATAACAAAGCTAAAGACCATATGATACTAGCTGATAGCGTATATGAAAAACTTCAAGAGATAAATGGCAATGTTATTAAAACAAATGCAATGCTCAAAGGTAGACTTATTACATAATGTTTGAGAGATTCAAAAGAAAAAGAAACGAGGATGGTACATTCAAGAAGGATGTAGGGTGGACACCTTGGAACGAAGCCTGGAGTTATAAAATGAATGAAGAACTAAAAGATATGTTAGAGAGAGCTATATGGACTTTCATAGAAGCCTTTCTAGGTGCATTAGTTATCAGCCCAATGGTAGGAATAGAGGCATCAGCCCTTGAAATTGCTGCTATATCTGGTGGTGGTGCTGCTTTATCTGTTATCAAAACATTTGCAAAGAAAAAAATAAGTTAAATTAATTGTCATACCATCTCTGTATACTATTCGTAACAGGGAACAGGAGGTATGATGCCCAAGAAAAAGAAATATACTGGTGAACAACTAGGTAACAACTTCTACAAGTCTGGTGGC